CTGAAGAACAAGCCATCCATGATGCGGCAGTAGCGGCACAGCAAGCAGAAGCACAGGCTTTGGCTGAGGCACAGGCACTTGCAGAGGCTCAGGCGGCACAAGCTCAACAGATACCGGATAATCCCCCACAAGGAGAGTAAACAATGGCTCAGCAGAAATTTACGAATAACGCAGTAGCCACGCTATCTGCCTCAATCAACAGTACGGCCACCACCGTAACTGTTGCTTCTGGTCAGGGTGCTCTGTTCCCCACTCTGTCGACAGGTGACTACTTCTACGCCACCATCATTGACTCCAGCAACAACATTGAGATCATTAAAGTAACTGCCAGATCGACAGATTCTTTAACAGTTGTTCGCGCACAAGAGGGTACGACAGGTAGATCTTTTACCGGCGGTGACAATATCTCTTTGCGAGTTACTGCCGCTGGCTTGAATAACTTTGCTGGTCAGGACAAGAACAACACATTCTCTGGAACAAATACATTCTCTGGGACGAACACATTTTCCGCAGGAGTTACATTTAGTTCCACCACCAGCTTCACTGGTGCGGCAACATTCTCAAATCTTCCTACATTCACAGCAGGAATCCTTCCTCAAGCCAATGGAGGTACGGGGTCAGCCACAGTGACTGGAAGCGGCTTGCCTGTGTTTGCAACATCTCCATCGCTTGCTACACCAAGAGTGCTTGGATCAAGCACCGGATACACAACAATAGCAAGCAGTAATGCTGGGGCAACCAACTACACAGCCACATTGCCAGCAGAAAACTTTACGGTTGGCTTTAGGAATATCCCTGCGGTCGGGACAAAAACAAGCGCCTACACATTAACTACTGCTGACGTTGGTAAATATGTCCAAGTCGGAACCAGTGGAAGCATAGTCATTCCAGATGCTGTGTTTGCAGAGGGAGATGTTGTCTCAATATTCAACAACACATCTGGATCTATAACAATCACTTGCTCAATTACCACGGCCTACATCTCTGGACTCGATACTGACAAAGCATCAGTAAGCCTGTTGACTCGCGGAGTAGCCACCATACTGTTTATAAGCGGAACAGTTTGCGTTATGTCTGGAACCGTGTCATGAGTGGAATTATGTTGAGTGTTCTGGGAGGAGCCAAAACTCCTGCTGGATCTGTCACATATACCTCTGGCTCTGGTAACTTCATTGTGCCAATTGGCATATTCTCCATAACGTATAGCATTGTTGGTGGAGGTGGAGGTGGGTCAGGCGGTTATCAGATTGGCGGGATAAATAATAACTACACCTTTGGCGACATAGTGGGCGGCGCTGGTGGTGGTGCGGGACGCATATTAAATGTGGTTCTTGCGGTTACTCCGGGTCAAGTTCTCCCATACGTCGTTGGCGCTGGTGGAGCGAACAGTGGAGGCCCCGGTCTGCTAGGTGGCGTTAATGGTGGAACTACAACATTCTCTTCTTCTACCGCAACTGGCGGCGGTCGCGGAAATTCTTATAACAGTTCAGGTGGTGGAGGAAATCCTGCCGACCGTTCAGGCGGTACTGGAGCGGCTGGCTCTCCCGGAGGTTTTACAGGCACACAACCAAATGCTTATGGAAATTCAACTTCTATTGGAGTTCCTCAAGGCGGCGCTGGCGCAACTGTTAACGGCGTTGTTTATGGAACAGGTGGAATTGGTGGGCCTGCAAATCCGGGTGGAGTTGGCGGGGTCGGTGTAACTGGCGTTGTTTATATTGCATGGTCATAAGACAAGGAACACGTAATGGAAGACTTAGAAAGAAACTTTGCTGTGCATGAGGCAATCTGTGCTCAAAGATATGACGCTATACAAAAATCTTTGGCCGACGGCGATAAGCGCATGACAAAGATTGAGTACCTTTTGTACGCTGTGATTGTTGTAGTTCTGTTCGGGCCGGGTGTTGCCGCCGAGTTTGTAAAAAGCCTTTTAGGGGTCTGAAATTGACCCGATCTCCCTTCTCTTTGCCGCGAATGCTTGCGTCGCCGCAATCAAAGAAGGTTGTGAGTTATACAAGCAAGCCAAGACATCTTTCATGGAGGTCAAGGCAACGGTTGACGAGGCTATTGGAATTGCACGGGAGGTATCTGGCTTCTGGGGCAAGCTGGCAAGTATGTTTAGCGGTGTGCCAAAGCCAACCCAAAGCAAGCCTCTGGCGAAAAAGAAGGAAAAGTTTGTAGCCGTCGACGAGACAAAATTAATGAGTGATGTTGTTAAGCAACTCACCGAGTTTTTCAAACTACAAGAGCAACTGGCGGCGCATATAAGAGAGGCCGAACAGAAGTCCAGAACTGTTTACGATCCCACGCAAAACGATATGGAGGCCGCGCTTAACCGAGTGATGGCAATGGATCAGATGGCCGCACTTGAGATAACCATCAGAGAGACAATGGTCTACCAATCTCCTCCAGAGATGGGGGCTTTGTATAGCAAGGTGTTTGAGATGCGTGACATTATTGGGGCGGAGCAGGAGGCCGCAAGGATTGCTCAAGAACAGAAAGAAAAGAGATTGGCATGGCAACGTCACCGAAGGGAGGCAGACCAAAACCTAAAAGCAGGGGCGGTAGTCCTAGCCCTGATCCTTATCGCATACCTGTGGACATGGTTCCTGTGGCTCAACCAGTGGAGAACGACATAATGGGATTACTTGGTTGGGTAACCGCCGTTGTTCTTGTTGCTTTTATGCTTCCAATGCTTGCATTTTTGTACCTAGACATACTAAACGCAAAGCACGAAGTGAAAAGACAGACAGAACAGATTGAGAAACTTAGACGACAGATGGAGAAGAAAGAACGTGACAAAAATCCTGATACCTTTACTGACAATCCTTTGTTTGACCGGGTGCGAAGACCGTTTTCGTTACCCGTGCCAAGATCCAAAGAATTGGGAGGCCCCTGAATGCAAGCCACCGATCTGTACCGCAACCGGAACTTGCCCTGAACAACTCATAACCCCAGAGAAGGAGAAGAAGTAATGCCAACCGTCGTAATGAATAGACCAAGCCGCATGACGGCAGAAGAGATTGAGATCCGTGTGTGGGCTTTTGTAATTGTGATCTTGGTAACCATCCTGCTTGGTGCAATGGCGATGTTCTTGTACTCAGTTACCTATGTCACCCAACCAATGAACGGTAGCATGGCGGCAATTGACAAGGTCTATACCAGTCAAATCTCCACGATCATGGTGTTTATCACTGGCGTTTTGGGCGGAGTAGCAGGGCGCTCAGGTGTAAAGGCAGTGGCGAACGCTATGGCAAAAGCCGAAGCCAACGACAACGAGCCGCCCGCCCCATGAGTCTGTTTAACCCATACGTCCTGCTTGGCATTGTTCTGTCCATTCTGTCGGCTTTCGGCGGTGGATACTTCAAAGGCAAGCACGATGAGGTAACCAAGCAACAGTTGGAGATCGCCGCCCTCAATGCTCAGGCCAGAGCAAAAGAACAGGTGCTGATCTCTGCTGTATCCACCCAAGCATCCAAACTTCAGAAAGCCAACTACGATGCAAAAATTGCTGCAAAGGAGCGTGACAATGCTATTGCCTCTGGCAATCTCAAGTTGCGCCTTCCTGTCAAAACCCCCGTCTGCCCCGTACAAACCTCCGGAGATCCCCCCGCTCCCGCCGGAGATAGCGTTCAAGCAGGAGCCGAACTTGACCGAGAGGTTGCTCAATCTCTTGTCGCCATTACCGACAAAGGAGACGAAAACACCAGACAACTCAACGCCTGCATCGACGCATACAACACCATCTACCAAACCTTAAGGAGCAAACCATGAATCTCTCAGCAAACTTCAGCCTGCATGAACTGACAAAATCAGAGACAGCCCTACGCATGGGCTTCGACAACACACCAGATGACGAGGCGACAGAGAACCTCCGTCTTTTGTGTGAGAAAGTATTACAACCTGTCCGTGACCACTACGGTAAGGGTGTCAAGGTGAACTCTGCCTATCGCAGTCCTGAATCAAATTCAGCGGTCGGAGGGTCGAAGACCTCAGACCATTGCCGTGGGATGGCCGCCGATATTGAAATTCCGGGCGTAGCAAATGCTGACTTAGCGCAGTGGATCATGGATAATCTGGAATATACACAGTTGATTCTGGAGTTCTACACACCGGGAATTCCAGACAGTGGCTGGGTACATGTCAGTTACGATCCAAACAACTTGAAGAAGCAGGAACTGACTGCGACCAAAGTTGCTGGGAAGACGACCTACTTGAACGGATTGGTTGCTTAAATGGCTGGACTGAAGTTATCTGCTTTTGCTGGTATAGCCCCGAGGGTTGGCGTAGCTCTGTTGAAAGACAATGAAGCTGAGACAGCAATCAACACCAAGCTATATAGCGGAGAGCTTCGGGCATGGAATAAGCAGAACGATGTTACTGGGGCAAACAACATCGTTGCAAACGC